CCCACACACTACTGGAATACCAGCATTGCCAATGGCGCAGGATGACCTGTATACGGCACGCCGCGCGCAGCTAAGGCGCACACTCTAGGAGTTGTTCCCAGAGAGCACCTTCAAACACATGGGCAATGTTGGTAATCGCCGCTGCACTTGTTTGCATAATCTCGAGTTCACGAATGGTGAGGCCACTGATCGTAGCTAGTTGTTCAAACACCGCCTCGTCTAAGACGTGTGGCGTCTCAGCAGTAATCTGTACCCGCCGGACTGACCGCAGGTCCGCCACAATAGGGCCTTCACCTAACAGGTCTATCAACCGCTGCACCAACGCGCCAAGTATTGGCACATGCAGACAATTGACCTGCAAACCCAGACACACCCCCCTAAGCCACTTGAGACGCTTACTGGCCTTCCAATTGATCATAGACCAAAAGGTTTTGCCAATAACGCGCCCAGGGGATGGGCCATAAATTCGTGTGCCATTGCACCTCCAGAACCTTCCGCTACAAAACGTTGCGGTGTCCCACGTGGTTCCACCCCCCGTGAGGGTGAAACCCAGTCGCCTCCAAGCTTCTGACACCTGGTCTGGCGGGAGGGCAATAGGCGCCGCAATCACTGAATCATCCCCCAAGATGGTGATGCGGCATTCTCGGCTCACATCAGGTACCACCTGACGCAAGACCCACGCCCAGCCCAGAGCGTGAATATAAGAGTTGCCTACGGACGTGTCACCGTCCCCGCTGGAGACTTGAGCAAGTTTGGTGTATTTGGCGCCAAACTTGGTTCGTCCCCGAACTTGCCCCAGTCTGCTGAGTACAAGCTCTTCGATGACACGTGGACAGCCCAGTGCGCGACAAGCATCCAACCATGCGAGCGCAGCTCCTGGGCCAACCGTGGAATCCCACGCACTGAAATCGAAACAGTGCGGGTGCAGCGCATCGGCCTCGCATGCTGCCGCCCAACCGCCGAGTTCCTCGGCGGTCGTTCCACTTGCGTAATAAACGCGATTATGACAATTCCAAGATCTGGCGAGCACTTTCCCTGCCCACTTGAACCAGGGGCCAGTTGCTACCTTCAACTTGCCTCGGCGACCTTGAATCAGTCTTGGTTTCCTCATCTTGTCATCTGCACCAAGAAACGTCATGGGTAGACGCTCCAACTTTACAAATGCCTGGATGGTATAATCACTGCTACACAAGCCTTCCTGCTCAAAACTTTCTTTCCATTGGGTGAGCCTAATCTGATAGGCAGCAGGGTATTCCGATGACCACTCCTCAAACGTGATCTCGGGTATATCATCCCAATGGATTTTGGGAAGAAGGTTCGCACTTGCGCGAACCTCTCGCCACAGACGGTAGTGTGACCTCAAAGCGCTGTCCCAGGTGGCTTTCCCGGAACAAACTCTGGTGGCTATTGCTGCCACGTCAGAGTGATAACAAGACTTGAATACAAGAGGCATGGACCCAGC